TCAGACTAATGTCCAAATTAATGAAGGTGTACCTTTCGGCCAGGGCAACTACGGTAAGCTCATGGAAAAGCTATTAAAAGATGTTAACTGAAGATGAAGTACTTAAAGTGAAAATGGAGCTGCGAGAACATGAGATCCAATGCGAGGAAAGATGGAAAACTACCTTTACTCGATTTGACCGTATTGAAGAGCAGCTCATAAGAATGGAACAGCGACAAATGGCCGGGCTAGGAACTCTTGTAATATTTCTAGCCGGCATAGTTGTGGCTGTCGCTACCCAAACTTAGTTATGGCTACTAAGATAAATGAAGCCACAGAACTAGCTATACCTTTAAAGAATCTTATTGGGTTAGTAACATTCACTGCGGTATCCGTCTGGGCCTACACAGGTATTACAGAAAGAATATCTTTCCTAGAGCATAACATGGCTGCTGCAGTCGCCGAGATAGAGGAAAACGATACTTGGATAGACGAGTTCGCACCACCACCTGAGGTACAGGACAATATTAAAAAAGTTAGAGAGCTGGAACTACGAGTACGAGTTCTCGAAACTAAGTTAGAAGCGGAAACTCCGCACGGTTATGGAGAATAATTATGGATATTCGTGAAAAACATGGTGAATGGTCTGTTAGGGACAGTAATGGTTTACACAAGTTTAAATCTGAAAAAGAAGCAGTTGCTTTTTTAAACGGAAATGTAAGTGAGCCTGAAGTAGTTATTTCACAGCAGGATGCTGAAGAAGACTTTAACGAAGATGGCGATTCGTAAGAAACGTAAGGCGGCAAAGAAAAAGCCAATTCCTACCAATAAAAAACTTTACGCAAGAGTGAAGGCACAGACTAAACGAAAGTTTGCAGTGTACCCTTCAGCTTATGCAAATGGATGGCTTGTAAAAACTTACAAAGCCAAAGGCGGAAAATACCGCATGGGGAGAAAGTAATGCCAGCAGGTAAAGGAACATACGGAAAGAAAAGAGGGCGTCCAGCCAAGAAAGGTAAAGGAAAGAAGTCTCCTAACAAGAAGAAGGGTTTGACAGCAGCTCAGAAGAAACTACCACCAGCACTTCGCAAAGCCATCATGAAAAAGAAAAAGTGAGGCCATAGGAGATAGACCGTGAGTTTAAAGAAGTGGTTTAAAGAAGACTGGGTAGATATATCCAGAAAGAAAAAAGGCGGCGGCTTTGAAAAATGCGGAAGAACCAAATCAGGTAAAAAAAGATATCCAAAATGTCTTCCTGCTGCCAAAGCCGCTGGTCTTACTGAGAAGCAACGAAAGTCAGCTGTTCGCAGGAAGCGAGCAGCTGGCAATCCAGGAGGTAAGCCAACTAATGTTCGCACCTTTGTGAAGAGAAAAAAACGTGGCAGTAAAAAGAAAAAGTAAGAAGAAGGATTCAAGATTAAAGAAAGCTGGTGTTTCAGGTTACAACAAGCCAAAGAGAACACCGGGACATGCCAAAAAGTCACATATCGTTGTGGCTAAAGTAGGCACTAAAGTAAAGACTATTCGATTCGGACAACAAGGAGCTAGTACAGCAGGTAAACCTAAAGCGGGTGAGTCAGCTGCAATGAAAGCAAAGAGAAAGAGTTTCAAGGCGCGCCACGCAAAGAATATTGCTAAGGGCAAGATGTCAGCCGCATACTGGGCAGACAAAGTTAAATGGTGATGCTAAATGTTAATGGAGCTTGGGGCTATAATGTCTGCAGTCAATACTGCTACTTCGATGATAAACAGGGTGGCTTCTACCACTAATGATATATCTTCCATAAGCGGGTTTCTTACTAGCTTAGGCAGTGCGCAGGTAGATTTACAGACTTTATCTAATTCAGGTAAGTTAACTGAAAAAGATGCTATTCAAGCTGCATTAACTAAGAAGCAAATAGACGAAACTATGAAAGAGATTAAAGATCTCTTCACTATCAGTGGCAACGGTGCCCTGTACGCAGATGCTATGCAAGAACTAGCAAATGCCAGAAAAAGAAGACTCGATGAAGTAAAGCGCAAACAAAGAGAGCGCAAAGAACTAATAGATATGATTAAGCTAGGCACTATAGCTGTAGGGGTGTGTATTTTTCTAGTACCTCTGATAATAGGCTTTATCATTAATTTAGTTAAGGGGTAATCTATGAGAACTGATCTTCAAGAATTCGAACTTAGACAGCAAGCTGAAAGGATAGAACAGCAACGCAAAGACATCATGAAGTTATTGGGTAGTGACTCTCCTGACGAGTGCTGTGGTTGTTGCGACCCTTGCGAGTGTGACCCCTGTGAATGTAAATGAAGCAGTTACAGAAAGACTCAATATACGCACAATTTGACTTAGATGGGGACGGAACTGTGTCCGACGAAGAAATAAAAAGAGCCCAAGACATGCTAGAGATAGAATTGAGGGAAGAGAAGTCAGAAGCTCAAAAACGAATGGCCTGGGTAGCAATGTTATCTATGATTGGGTTCAGTGCACTTTTATTCAGCACAGCGGTAACAGAAACAAGAGTAGCAGCCTTAGCAGACCTGTTAGGGCTATTTTACATAGCGCAGGCTGGTGTAGTAGGTGCATACATGGGAGTATCCGCATGGATGAGTCGAAAGTAACATATTCAAAAGAGAAGTATAAAGTATGATAGAAGTTAGCAGGCAAGATATAATCCCAGATTATCTTCTTGACTTTCCAGCACACGATAAGTTCCTCAAACTCCCAGTAGAGCCATACATGGATTTACTGGGCATTGAGCCCCTCCCCTCCCAGGTAGCTATTATAAATGCTATCAATTCCCCTAAGTACAGATTCATCTGTGCAGCCGTTTCCCGACGTCAGGGGAAAACTTATATAGCCAATATTATTGGGCAACTAGTATCTCTTGTTCCTGGTTCCAATATTCTTATTATGTCCCCCAACTATGCCTTGTCTCAAATTTCTTTTGACCTCCAGCGGACGTTGATCAAACACTTTGACCTAGAAGTTACCAAAGACAACGCAAAAGATAAGGTTATCGAAATATCTAACGGCTCTACAATCCGGATGGGATCAGTAAATCAAGTTGACTCCTGTGTTGGTAGATCGTACGATTTAATTATTTTTGACGAAGCGGCACTAGCTGATGGTAAAGATGCTTTCAACGTAGCACTACGTCCCACGCTAGATAAAGACAATTCAAAAGCTATCTTTATTTCAACACCACGGGGTCGCAACAACTGGTTCGCAGAGTTTTTTGATAGAGGCTTTGATGATCAGTTTTCAGAATGGGTATCTATAAAAGCTACTTATAAGTCTAATCCTCGTATGTCAGAGAGCGATATCTCAGAAGCTAGAAAGAGTATGTCAGAAGCAGAATTCCGCCAAGAGTACGAAGCTGACTTCAATACTTTTGAAGGACAGGTATGGAGCTTCGACTTCGAGAAATGTGTGGGCTCCTTCCAGGATATGCAAACTAAGCGCATGGACATATTTGCAGGACTTGACGTAGGTTATAGAGATCCTACTGCATTTTGCGTACTTGGTTATGACTGGGACGAAGAGAAATACTATTTACTTGATGAGTACTTAGATGCAGAGAAGACAACTGAGCAGCATGCTGGTGAAATACAGAGACTGATCGACAAGTGGGATATAGACTATATTTTTATTGACTCTGCAGCTCAGCAAACACGCTTTGACTTTGCACAGAATTACGATATTAGTACAATTAATGCTAAAAAATCAATATTAGATGGCATAGCAAAGGTAGAGGGAATAGTAGATAATGACTGTTTGCTTATTGACCAGACCTGCACAGAAACTTTAGCAGCACTTGACCAGTACCAGTGGGACCCTAACCCGAATCTGCTTAAAGAAAAGCCCAAACACAATAGAGCCTCGCACATGGCAGACGCACTAAGATACGCCCTCTACTCGTTTGAAACATCAAACAGTGGTTTTTAACGATACCATTGCAAAAATAATATTTGACATGGTACCTCAAACTCGATATAATTCTGGTATTAGAAAATGAATTTAAAAAGAGACATCGTAAAATACATAAGAGACAAAGCAAAGAATAAGTATGAAAAAGGCAGTGAATGCCGAATATGTGGAGAGAAGGCTAAATTAGACTTTCACCACTTTCATACGTTAGCCCCTCTTATACATGATTACGTAGCAAAGAACAAACTAGACCCTAAGAATGTACTTTCTTTTAGAGAAGACTTCATAGAGGAGCATCAAGCAGAGTTATACGAACACACCGTAACTCTCTGCAATGCTCACCACTTACAGTTGCATTCCATTTATGGGAGAAACCCTAGCTTAGGTACCGCTACTAAGCAAAAGAACTGGGTAGAGATTCAAAGAGAAAAACATGGCATGGTATGATAGATTTATAGGCAAAGATGTAGAGGAAAAA